CTTTGACTAGAAACGGTCTGTATTTTATTTCTTCCCCTGTTGAAGGAATATTCGTAATAAACTCAGGAGTAGATATACTCGGTAATGCCATGATAAAACCTCAATTAAAATGATGAACGTATTTGTGCGACTCGACTATTAATGTCTCCGACTGTTGCTTGAACTGCGTTGACCCCACCAAAAATACCAGATGCTCTTCCAATGCCCGGAAGGTTAACACTTCCCGCAACACCGCCGGGTCCGATAGAGAACCCAAAACCAATACCTCGTCTTGGTTGGTCTCCAACATTAAACGCAACCTTATAGTTGCGGTAGACAAATGTAATTTGCAATTTTGCGAGAGTGTCGTCCCCCCAAGACATTGCAATGGGATTCATATTCGTTGGATACGCCTCATTCAAAACATGAATAGAACTCAAATTACCTGCTGATCCGTATTGACGAATAATAACCGATCCGGTGTAATCATTAAAATATTTTGAGTTGAATCGAGAAAAAGTTCTCCCTTGAACACCTTGCTCAAACGCACCAGTATTGACAATTCTTTCTTGCCAATACTCAAAGTATTCCTTTTCGCGAAGATCTTCTGACAGTAAAAATGAAACAGTAATGTCATTATAGATTTGAGCACCATAAGGAACTTTGTTTATAGGTCCATAATTATCAAATCGATGTTCTGCTGTTGCCAACGAACGTCCGGGGAGTTCCGCAGTGTCTGCTCGGAACATCATATCCCTTTCTTCTCCCGAAGTGCCATATCCTAATATTTGAACTTCAAAATGAGAAGTTTTTGCGACACCAGATTTGTTGATCGATGTCATAAGATTATTAATATTGAATGTCATGTAATCATTTTCCTGCTGTCTGCCCAGACTGTTGACTTACCTGCCTTTTCAAATCTCTCGGTTGGTAAAAATAATGCGATGTCCCATTCCGTAGAATTGATTTCAATAAATTTAGACTTGACATGATCCATCAGATAATGTTTAAATGTTGGTTTAAAGTATCTATATTTAGACACTCCCTTTAAAACTCCATATGACAATCTCAGTCGTGTAGTCTCATCATATCTTTTATTACTCGTGATGTCATATAGATTATCCATTAGTGCAGCTCGTAGTTGTGGAGGAAGATAGTGTAAGTTGAGTCCATAAAATCCTCCTTTTGCGTCTCCTGCGTGAAAGACAAGAGGGAATCTATCATAGTAAGGCAATTGTTGTTTTGTTTTAGGATCGTAGTAAAAGTGCAACATTCTTCCCGGACCCACACGAGGTTTTTCTCCCTCAGATGTTTTGAGTATGTTGGCTGGATATGCGAATGCATTTCTAGTGCTTCTTGCTTTATCTCGAAACCAATCTCTTGCACCTTGCGTTCGTGCAGGTATCTGCCCTTTACGAACTCCTTGCACAAGAATGTCGTCAAATATTTTTGCCATTAAAGTTTTAATTCCTTTTCTGTGATAATCTTAAATTTCCACTTACGATCTTCACAGAATTCTTTTGCCGCTTCCCACTTAGCACTATTTATACCCCATGTTCTAACTTCATATAAATAATTTTTTGTGACACGAGATCTTTTCTTTGGTTCACGGGTTTCTTTGAGGGGTTTAATTTCGATAAGAAAAGTGTCGTTTGCAGTTCGAACCCACACATCAGGGAAATACCTATGCCATTTATTATCCATCGGTGATTTGTAAGGTATAACAATTTCTTCCGAAGACCACTGCAGTATGTCTGGATTTCGATCACAATAATTAAAAAATTTTAATTCCCACGAAGAACGAAACACAACAGTATTTGGATTACCTTTGTACTTCTGAGGGTTCTTAACTTGATATTTTCCTTTATATGTTTTCATGTGTTATAAATAGTCAAAATGGATTAATGGATATTTAGATGCCTAAAATAAATCTTAAACAACTCACTGCAAGTGGGAAATCTGTTGTTGCACAAGCATCTGGTCAATTAGAGAATGCACTAGGAGCATCGGGTCAAGGTGCATTCTCAGTATCCGCAGGACCGAATGGAGTATCAATTTCTGCAAACTTTAACGAGTTAATTAAGAACGTCAAACGTTCGAACAGAATGGTTTCTCCCCTAAAAGAATTGTATAAAAATAACAAAGTAGAACCTTCAATTATCTTTCCTCCAGACATTGATAACGAACACTATATAATATTTAGTGTCATGCGTTATGATCGTGCTCAAAGAACTGATAAGGCAAAACGAAACTACAAAAAACACATAGTTCTTCCAGTTCCTTCTAATCTAGGAGTTACTTATAGTGCCAACTATGCAAACGAAAATCTAGGAATATTTGGTGCCGCGGCTGCGGGTCAAATTACTGCTAACGAACTCAAACAAGCAGGTTCGTCCATCGCAGATATGGTATCTTCTAAAATTGATGCAGGAATGCAAGCATTTAAATCTGGTGATACCGATGCAGGAGTTCAAGTACTAGGAGCATTAGGACCAACTGCACTTGCAGGTGCGGCAACATCTCTTGCGGGTGGTGTTGGAGGACTTTTAGCACTTGGTGGCACTAGTGGTGGTGTCGCATCTGGACTGTCGGTGAATGAAGGCATTTCTTTAAATCCACATTTAGCAGTAGTCTTTAATGGTGTTGGTTTCCGTACACACTCATTTACATATAATTTCATCGCAAGAAATCAACAAGAGTCTGATCTGATTAAAGAAATCATTGATTCATTTAGTTATCATATGCTACCCTCTTACACTGCGGGGACACTTGCTTTTCAGTATCCGGATGAATTTTATATCGAGTTTGCAGAAGGCATTCGAAAATATTTGTTTGAATATGAAATCTGTGTGTTGCAATCGGTTCAAGTAAACTACAATGGTCAAGGCACTCCATTGTTTTTTGAAAATACACAAGCACCTGTAAATATAAGCATATCGTTGCAGTTCCAAGAAACCGCAATTAAGACTAAAGAATCTATGGAGAAAAATAACATTTCCAAGAGACAAGATGTAGTGTCTAGATATGAGGGATACAACTAATGTCTGAATATTTTTCCTACTTTCCGACAACTCAGCACGATCTAACAAATGTAGGTCAGACCATCGATGTCACAAACATTCTAAGACGGTTTATTATACGCAATAATTTACAAGATCGTACCGATGTTTTTTATGAGTATACTTTACAGTCTGGTGATCGTCCAGATGTCGTCGCAGAAAAATATTATGGAGATTCAGATCTTGCATGGTTAGTATTGCACTTTAATGATTTAACTGATCCTTACTTTGACTATCCAATGTTCGATAAAGATCTAGAAACTTTTATCAAAAATAAGTATCAAAGCATTCCTCGTGCTCAAAGTTTGGTGCATGAATATCGTCAAATTATACGAAATAAAAGCACACGAATAGATGGGTCGACTATCGATAAAAAATATATTGTAGTAGACCAAACAACTTATAATTCTCTGTCTGAGTCCAACAGAGAACTCATTACGAAATATGATTTCGAAGTGGACGCCAACGATAAGAAAAGGAATATCAAATTACTTGACAAACGGTATATCAATCAAGTTAAAAGTGAAGTTGAAGTAATCCTGAAGGATGGTATTTAGTGGCAAAAGAGTCCAAAACAGGATATCGTTTTGCAGGTGATATCGATATCAAGCAATCTCTTCTGATCTCAGTTACAGGTCAGATCATTGATATTGAAAAATTAATTGTGGAGTATAATTTTTATCAAAGTCTCCATGAACATTATATGCAGTGCGACTTGGTTATTCAAGACGCAGTGGGACTCATTGATAGTTTAAAAGGTGATTCCAAAAATAAACTGAGTGGAGGATTTACCGGAGGTGAAATGTTTATTATCAAATTTGCAGTTCCCGGTGGTAAAGATATTATTTTGTCTTTTGCATTATATGAGTTAACAGATCGATCTCGTGTAGACGAAAAAATCGAAAGTTATATGCTATCGGGTATTAGTGTCGAATCTTATTTTTCCTCGGTAAAGAAAATCAGTCGTTCATACGGTCCTAATAAAATTTCTGCAATGGTAAAATCTATTGTTGACGAATTTATATTTTCAAAAGAAGTAAAGGGATTATACAACAGTTATAAAAGTGTTACAAATTCCCGATTAAATAAAGAAGTATTTGTTCGTGACACTTCTGGTTTGCAAAAATATATTATTCCAAATATGACAGTTGGAGAAACAATTGAGTTGCTATCCAAGGAAGCAAACAATACAAAAAATATTCCTTTCTATAGATTTTATGAGGACACAGTAGGATTTAAATTTGAAGATGTGAATGAACTTATCAAGCAAGATTTCGTAAAACGATTTACTTACCTTCCTACAATAGGAAACGAAGTTGATAATGATCAAGAAGATCAATATAAAGATGCATCAAAAATTATTGAGTACACTGTACAAAAACAATCCAATATTTTAAACAACAGTCAAAAGGGTTTATTTAGGTCTAAAACAATAAACTTAGATATTTTAAGAAAAACAAAGACTGAAACAACTTTTGATTATGAAAAAAGACATTCAGACTTTAACACTCTTCAAAAATTTAAAATACCGGGATCAATTGATGGTGATCCTGTGCTATACATGATGCAATCAAGAACAAATCACGATCAGGATTCTTTATTTACCACAGAAAGACCTTACCCTAAAAAAATAAATCAAAGTGTCGGGTTAACACAATCTTACAAATCACACATTTTTAATAATGTAGTGGATGTAGTAATACCCGGAGACGAAAATTTGATTGTAGGGAATACGATCTATCTAGAAATACCAGTTGCAACAACTCTAAATAAGAAAGATGGACAGCAAGATAAATATCTAAGTGGTAAATATCTTATTACCAAAATTCGTCATCAGATGAAAGAAGAACAATTTTTTAGTTACTTGGAATGTGTTAAGGACACCGGGATAGAAATCTAATGCTAAACTTTAAAGAACATGTAGAGATGCGTGACTATCAGCAGCTCGAAGAAAAACTGATTATGTACAACCAAGGCAAACGCTACGGACAGGTCGTGTTCTTGGCAGGTGGTGCGGGTTCTGGTAAAGGGTTCGCACAAAAAGAGTTTATGGAGGCAGATAAGTTCAAAGTGTTTGATGTCGACGAACTCAAGAAGTTGTTTATCAAGGTTCGTGATCTTAATATAAAT